GCCTGCTGGTAATACTCGGAGGACTTGATAGCTCTTTCATCCAAGCCCCCCTTAAAAAGGCTGGCCACCTTGTCTTCATCTTGAACGTTGTTTATTAAAATCCATTTTTCAGCAAACGGGTAGTCACACTTCTGCCACTTTCTTGAAAAGCCCCCGTTGGCCATTGGGCCGAAGTCGTTATGGTATGTTTTGGTTGTAAACAAGACTCTGGGTTCTACCATTTTTGAAAGTTATGCCTATGCCTTCTATAGTAAAGCAGCGGCTCCGCTACGACACTAAAACTCGATCCATTTTCGATCATTTTGCTAAACATCACACTGTCCTCTTCAGACTTTGCTCTACCACTGGGTTTATATCCTCCAGCCGCCCGTGCCTTTTCCACATCGTGGAGGCTACAGCCGTGGGGGCCGGGCAACTCCCAGCGAAAGTACCCACAGTCGTTGTAGACACACGCACCTCGTGTATCATGAGCCTCTTCCCCCGTAATGTAGAGCCAAGAAGAAACAATATCCGTCCCCGACTTTTCCATTTTTTCTAGGGCATCGGGACGCAACCAGTTGTCCGCCCCCAGCATCACCATCTTGTCCGTCTTAATCACGTTAAAGAGAATATCGTTTTTGTTACCCACAATGCCTAAGTTTACAGGACGCTCAATTAACTCGACTTCCGGATACTTTTCCTTAACAAAGTGGCAGTCATAGGCCCCGTCGTCTACAACCACCAATGCGTCTGGTTTTCTGGTTTGACTTAGCACGCTGTCAATAGCCTGAGCAATTAAATGACCGTATTTGTAGCTAATAACAGCCACGGAGATCATAAGTTTCCATCGTAGCCTAAAGCTACAGCTCCACAAAACACACCACTACCAAACCTACTTTTAAAAAACTCCCTATTGTCCTCTCGTACATTAGGATTCACGCAACAAACTTTAAGCCCATAGGCCTCAGCCATTAGGTAAAGGTGGTAGATCATAACGCCAGCGTCGAGATAGGGCATATAATGTAGGTTTTCCCTGTACGCTTCTGGGTCTCCAAATAAAAGGACAATAACTCCCGCTCTGTGCAACCAACCCACACCGCCCACTAAAAGCCCCGCTAGTAGCTCCTTATCGTCACGATTGTAATAAAGTCTTGTGTAGACTCCGTGTCGATCACAAGAGGACGGACACATCGAAAGCGAGTCTATAATCTCCTCAAGCAGTTTCACGTCAATAACCTCGTCCGAAAAGACACGCGTTGAGTGTCGCGACTTAATAAGCTTGGTTAGAGTCTCCTTTTTCTTTAGCTGGTGAGCTAAATATCTTTCTTGATAACTCATAATTTCCTAAAAACACGGTTGTGGGCGACTCTGGAGATCTCGGCTACGCCTTTGTTCATTAGATATTCGTTTACAGCATTGGTAACACTCTCAAAACCTAAGTACCCTGTTGTGTTGCTCCCGTCCATATTGTAGAGCGAGTCGTCCGTAACAATAAAACCATGTTTTTTAACTAAAGGGGCGTAGTTTTGGATATCAGCCACAACATTTTCATAGTTGTGACCGCCGTCAATGTATAAAACGTCAAGTTCGCCTAAGTTCCTCGCCTTGTCAATACAGGTTTGGTCTTGGGAAAGTCCTACGAATAGTTCCGGATTAGATAAGTCAAACCTCCAATGTATTTTCTCAATTGCTTCACGGTAATTTATATCCTTATAGGCAGAATGTATATCCGGCTCTGGGGAAAGAGGCGTAATACCATAAACCCTAAAGTTTCGTCCTAGCTTCCTCCCGATTAATGCCCATAGAGATAGTACTTGCCCCATATAACAGCCTATCTCTAATAGCTTAGCATCTACAGGAAGCTCCGAACATATCTGGTACCACATCCAGTGTAGAGGCCTATCTCCGCAACCCCACTCATATTTTTCCACAAAATCACGGTGATCCCTTAAAAAGGGAGTGGAATTGACGTTTAAATTATATAAATCAGGATTCTTGACCAACATAAATAGCTCTAGCAAAACTTTCAGGATGTACGGGGTGGAGGTTCTGACTCTCCGGTGTCCATTTACACCACACCTCCTCGTACCAGTTAGGTACTATTTCATTGGCGTGTTCAAAGGTTGCGATCTTACGCCTCATTCCCAAGTCATCCCGTACATAGGAGTAGTGGTGCATAACAATATCCTCCGGTAGAAAGTCCCATTCGGAAGAGACGCACCGCTTGTCATAAAATTGGACAGTCGGTTTAACCGCCACGATTAGTCCACCAGATTCCGGCGGATCGATCCGATATTCTTTTGTCTTCCAGTAAGTCGCTATCTTACCGATACCGTAGGCTGGGAGGTTCGCTGTCTCGAGAAAAGTAAGAAGGCTATCCACACTCCCTTTCTCATATTCCTCGTCAGCGTCGACGATCAAAACCCAGTCATTCTCTCTCAGTTCCTTCAGGCCGTAGTTCCTTTGCTCGGCCTCGGTTGACCAGTCCGAAACGATAACTTCCGCTCCCGTCCTCTCGGCTAATTCCACCGTCTCGTCCATCGGTTCTCTTTCCCCGTGCCACGGTGTATCCGAAACCAAAACAAGGTGCTGGAAGCCTCGCCCCTTAAACTGATTCACACAGTATGCTATAAAATACTCTTCTCTGTAGGCTACAGTTAGGATACCTATCTTCATTCCCCAAACACCTCCAACCATTTTTTAGCTACCTCTTCCCAACTTTCTTTACGAGCTAGGGTTTGGATAGCTTCTCGATAATCTTTCTGGGGTCCGTTTCTAAGCGCGCCTACGACAGTTCGAGCGATCGCCTCTTGTATCCTTTTATCTCTGGGGTTTCCTTCTACCCTGTTGCAATACCCCCGTTCACTTAAAGCGGCGAAGTTGGATGTTATGGGAATACAGCCGACCGCAGCACTCTCTCTCACGCTAATACAGTCAATTTCGTCGAAATCCGTGGCGTAATAGTGGATACTCGACTCAGCTTTCTTTAGTAATAGCTCTTTCTGAGATATCCTCCCATGTTCATAAACTCCGTCTTGTTTAATTAGTTCCATCATCTTAGCCTTCCAGGCCATGCGCTCTCTGTTTGGAGCGATACCAGAAGGGGCAAAGAAATTGTCAAAGGTGTTCCAACCATAGTAAATGTGTAGCTCCGCTTGGGGTATTTGTTCCTTGATAAGTGGCCAGCCCCACTTGAGCATGAGTTCCAACCCTCGATCATAAGAAGAACAGTAGATGATTTTATAAGGGTCGCGCTTAACTTTGTTTAAGTTCGGCAGGAAATCCTTGACGTAGCCGTTGGTAATAACCTCCAGTTTTTCTCGGGGAATATGGGGAGCAATCGAAGCCTGAAATTTGCTCTTAACAAAAATCTTGTCAATGTTTGCAATTACAGTCGGACTGTAATCCTGCGGCTGGATAACGTCGTGTAAGTCAATGGCGGCAACGCGCGCCTTAATCTTCTCCTTGAAAAGCGATGGTGCTCGCCAACCAATAAAAACGTCAAAATTGTCCCTAGGATTAAACCGCCAATACATCTTCCAGTCAACCCCGTATTTGTCTCTATGCTCTTCGAAGGGTAGTCCAAAGACAGTCACTTTCCAACCTCGCTTGGCCCAGAAGCGAGATAATGCAATTACTGCCGTCTCACTCCCACCGATACCTTTTTCGAGGCTCGTCTCATCCCAAGACTCAACAGAACGGCCACAGTAGTAAGCAATAGACTTCTTCGGCCACGTTTCCGGTACAATGTAAGCCTGTTTCAGGTTCTCAATATAAGCATTGTCTGCAATAGTCGATGGGAGGTTTAAGAGTAACGCCCTTATTTTATGAGCTTCGTCCAAGCTTCGGCACTCTTCCGCTATCTCTTTGATGTTCTTGCTCATTTCTGTCCAACGCATCACGTTATAAACAGAAACTCGCCTTTGCTCAAAGAACTTGTCATCAGGAAATATCTTACAAAGCTCGCTCGCGATCGAAAACGCCTCCTTTAACTTCCTCTTTTGCATACAAGCATCGTAAAGAACTGACCAGCCGCGCACGAGATCATCACGGGGAGAAAGGATCATCGCCGTCTTTGGTTGGGGCATCTTAAGACCTCTAGACGTCCAAAAGATACATTTATCCCAGTCCTTAATCTTGGCGTAGGTCACACCAAGGTTAATGTACCAAGTCGGAAATTCTGGCTTTTCGTCCATCGCCATATGAAAGCAAGACCTGGCATCATCAAGCTTAGACAAAGCCGTGTACATCAGTCCTAAATAGTTGTAGGCCATCGCCCTTTCTTCGTCCCAACCCGATGGGTTCTTTCCCGCGAGATACTGCCAAAACATTTCCTCGGCCTTCTGGTAATTATTTAGGTCGAAATAAGATCTTGCTAAATAGTACACTGTCTTCGGGTCGTGTTCGTTGCCTTCTTCTTGGTATGTCTTTTCCAGTATCTCTAAGTTACGTTTAAAGCCGTCCTCTATGTTCTCCTTTGTCGGATAGTGGTTGACCACAATCTCTCGTATAAATTCTTGACTAATTTGACTATTAAGGGGAATAGGCACCTCGTGGAGGGCGGCCTTCCACACAAATAAGCTTTTTCTTAAAATTCTTTCCTTGGGATGGACAACTAAGGCTTCGCCTGTTTTCTCGTCAATGGTGTAGTTGTAATTTATGAAATAGCGGTCTTTATCTAGTTCTATGTATCTGCGGATGTGCTCCCCGCCCACAATCACGTCGTCCGTGTCGCACCAAAAGATGTACTCGTACTTGTCCGGAACCTGCGCCAAGGCAAAGTTTCTAGCGGCGGCGAAGTCCTTAATCCACTCGAAAAACGAAACCTCGGCCCCAAATGATCGAGCGATCTTAACAGCCCGTCCATTTACATCCCAAGTGGCTGTGCAATAGATAGCATCAACGTAGGGAGCAATCGAAGAAAGCATCTTAACAATCTGACTTGGTTCCTCCGTGCCTTTCATTATAAAATTAAGGGCAATCTTCTTCATACTTTTTCCGCGACCCGAAACATAGGAAACTGCTTGGCAAAGTCCCGCCAAAACTCTTTCTTGTCTTTAATTTTCGATCCCCAAAGAATGTCAATCCCCGTGACGATCTCATCTGGCACCTCCAAAAGATAGCGATGACTTAAGTTTTGGCTAGAGGCTGTGTCTGTGTCTCTTGTCCTTGAAACATCATCCTTGGCCCGCATAAACTCCCTCGCTTTATCTGGGTTCCTCTTTAGCCAGATCGTTATTAATAGTTCGACCGTCGGCCAAAGACCCCTCTTGTTCATCTTCTCTATCAACGCATCAACTGCTCCCACCGCCCAAACGGGTCTTACTTTCGTACGTCCCGAAATGAACTTAGAGACAGGATCAATTACTAGAGTATCGCCAAAGGTCTCCGTCATATTTTCATAAGCGCCGTCCACCGGTCGGGGTGGAAAGCGCATAGGAAAAGAGCGCCGACCCGCTCTAATCCTCGACTTTCAGCGAGAATCTCTAAGTCAAGTTGTAGTTTTCTCGCAAAGACATTGCTCTTGCCCCGAATGTCTCAGCAGTTAGTTCTGCCTCGATCATACCCTTGCGGGATGACCCAGTCTTCCCTAACTCGATGTGATGCGGGCGGATAAGATAGGCAAGACCAAGGTTTTCCTTACGAACACAGAGCACCGCGTCCGTGACCATGTCTTTGTGGGCGCGGATCTCGTGGACGCCAAAGTCTCCTTCGTAGACAGAGATCGAATTAACCAACCTCTTATCTTCGGCTGGAATGTTCTTGGTGTTTCCAGCGGTAAACTTGGAAATGTCCTGCTTTCTCTTACCTGTCGTCAGAACGAGATCAAAAACGAACTCGTCTGTAACGTTCCAAGAGGCCACCTCGATGGCGTTAAACTCGGTTTCGGAAAGGGACGTACCCGAAGCGCGGACCGTGGCCAAACCATTACCTTTAACAGTAACAAAGACACCCTCCATTTCACGAGCAACTCCAGAAGCCCCAGAGGCCTTAGTTCCTCTCAAAACGGCGTACTCCATGTTGTTCTTGATCCTTCTCATGGCGTAGTTCATTTCGCGAGCGTAGGCATCCTTGGGATTGACTTTATTAACAGCGATCTCCGTGGAGGTCACCGCAAAAGTCTCTTGGAATAGCTGGGTTATGTTATTCTTTCGGGTCGCTTTAGTTAAATCCGAAAAAGAGGCATCATTGCCTTCAATGGTCTTCGCTCCGTTGCTTGTCGGTCTGGCGGTATTGTAATCTCCCCATTCGTGAAGAGTCTGCGACGCACTACCGGACTTCAACGTAGTCATTAGGTAGTTAGCGTCTGGGGAAACATCGGCAATATAGTCGAGTAGATCTTCCCGTCTTAAGACGTCGTCGTATGTGGCGTATGCACCAGATAATTGACCCATAAATCATTATTCACCCCCTTAACAAAGTTAAACTATTTAGACAAGTTCACTCTGCAAGGACGGTGTTCTTAAGAACCTCGGCCATAGCTTCCGCGTCTCCGCGTCTCGCTCTAGCCCTCAGCTCATCAAGATTTATAGTTCGACTCTTTGGTTCAGCACTGCCTCTTGCTTCGAGTGATGCTTGTTCCACTTTCTGCAAATTTTCAACTGCTTGTGAGGCTATTTCTTCCCTCCTAAACTGAGAAAAACCGTCAAACTCAACCCTAGCCGCCTTGGTCAACTTCGCGATCGTTTTGGGATCGTTAATATCGGCGCCCTGTGCCCCTTCCAAAACTATCTGAGAAGTTAGGTATTTTTCGAAGGCTTTAACTTCTGGCTTTTTGTTATCTGGATGCTCGGGGTTCAACTCCGGAGCGATCCGATACATAGCCTCATCCGCCAGCTGCTTCTTAAGATCGGCAGTTTCCTGTTGCGACCTGTAAGCAACTTTCTCGGCCTGAGTCATCCGTGAGGTTATTGTCTCGATATCGGTTTCTGGGGTTATTGGCTGTAGATCCTGCTGGGTGTTTATCCCCCTTAGCCTATCCATAACCGATTGCTCCTGAGATACTTCCTCACTATCTTTTTCGAGCTCCACCAAGCGTGCCTTTAGCGTTGCGTTCTCCCTCTCCTTAGCAGAAAGGGACTTACGCATGGATATAAAGGCTTCTCTTTGCTTGGCTGGTTCCTTCGGAAGTTCAGCCTCGGTTTCAGCTTCTGCTGGGATTTGCGCCGCCTCTGGCGCTTGTGGAGTGGGGGTTTCTCCGGTGGGGGTTGCGTCCTCCACACTTACACCCTTAGTTGGTTCATCCATAAATATCTCCGTTATAGTACGGGCAAACTTTGGCAACTAAAAAGAGCGACCAACTCAAATTCACTTAAATGAACTTTATGTTGGCCGCCCTAGGTTTTTCCTACGAGTGGCTTGTGGATTTATTATAAATCCTTCGTTTACATCTGTCAAATACTATGTCACCTTTTAGGTAACTCACCAACTGTGTATTGCAGTATAGTACTGAACGTTCCGTCATCCCTACTTATATAAGAAGGTGAGACGACGATCCGAAACCCATATTCATCACACAATTTTTGGTAAGCATCCGCAAACTCTTGTGTCGTATGCTTAACTTCCTTTTTTTCTGGCTCAACTTTCGTTGTTTCCATATTTATTTAATCTAATTATTAACAATCGGTTGCGTCTGCAAAGTCTCCATGGATTTCAATATCAGTCAGCGTCCCGTCTTCCTGTTTTTCCGGTTTCGTGGTTTTTACAGCCTTTATTGCTTCGTAGGCCACCTGTCTTATGGGTCTCACATCGTTTTCATTAAAAGGAAACTCATCACCATTAAAATCAAAAGCTTTTTGGTCAATAGGGTCTTTTTCAGACCTACGCAGTTCTTCGGTTGGAAAACCAGCTAAATCAATATGAGCCTGTCTAAAAAGATAGTTTATGTTTAACTGAACAATTTTCCAGTAGGTGGCGTCAATTCCTTTTCCGTTTGGAAGTGATTTTAGCAATGCCATAAATTTATTTTATCCTACTAGTCCTAAACTTTGCAAATCATCGATAAGACTATTAACTAATTGCTTTACGTCTGCCACGTCTGTCCGTAACGCATTAAATTGTGTTCTTATATTGTCCCTTTCGGCTGCGTCTAAAAAACCAACAGTTCCGCCAGTAAACGCTCCAATATCCGCAGACGTAAAGTTGGCGTGAGTTTTATCTGCGGTAGAATAAGTTTGAGTATAGGCAGACGGCTTGACAATAGGAGTAGCCCCATAAAAACTCGTTTTACCGCTTGCATTATTCATAACTGCAATCGAATCATTCGAAGCATCTACAAACAGGGAGTCGTAGTTGTCACTTTCAACCCTAAAATCAAGATTTGGCGACCCTAGCTCGTTTAGCACATTCTCATAAACATTAGACGCGTGGGCTACGTGAAATTTATTGTGAACCGCATTAGTTGAGTCTTGAATTTCAAGGATATAAGAAGTTTGAGAAGCTATCCCCCTGACAACAAGCGGGGTTCCATCTGTGGCCTGCGATCTAATTAAAAGACCCGCACCTGTTCCTGAAAATAATCCATAGATCAGCGGGGTAGTCGAGCTGGAGTTGTGGATATAAAGTCTGCTTGCTCCTGTTTCATAGTATCCAGCCTGATAACCGATACAAATACTGCTATTTCCTATTTGATACCCCGCCTCCCTTCCAAGAAGAACGCAAGTTGATTTGGCAACAGTCTGTCCAGCGCCATAACCGACAGCGACATTACTGGAGCCTGTGCCAACCGCTTGAAGAGCAAAGGCACCGATACCCGTGTTCACCGTCCCTGTGGTAGCGTTCTGCATTGACCATGTACCAACCGCCGTATTGTAACCATTCGCCGTAGCAATAGTGTGATTCATTGTGTAAAGAGCCTGATAACCAATCGCCACATTTAGTCCAGAGTATTGATTGGTAAACATCGCGCCAGATCCTATTGCAACATTCCCTCCACCAATAAGCTGATTTCTCATTGCTTGATTACCAATTACGACGCAATCACTAAATCCATACCCGAAAATTGCCGCTCCATAGCCAATGGCCGTATTAGACGACCCGTGAGTCAAACGCCTCATACATTGAGTCCCAACCGATATATTTCTGTCGCCCGTAGTAGTGTTTTCCAATGAGTTCGTTCCAAAAGCTAAGTTGTCGGTTCCCTGAGTCCCGTCAATTGATGGAACCAAATAGCTTAAATCATTTTGGCCAAATCCAGCATTGCCTTGATTACCCCCATCGCGAAACTCCATTGTCAGCGATCCAGAGCTGTTGTAATATCTCTGGTTTGGGTTTGAGACAGCCGTAACCCTATACAGCCTGATGTTGTCAAAAGTCGTATCTCCCATCGTGGTTGGCGGCGTTATCGAAAGAGCTACTGTACCTGTCGTATTTGCGCTCATCGTGATTGACCTGTTAGTGGCGTTGGTAGGGTTCACGTAGTAAGTCTGCGATCCCAATGTGATAGTTAAATTCCCGTATCCAGAGACTCGATTGTAGTCGAAGTAAAGTACATACCACGAGCCATTAGATACCGATACATTTTGGGAAAGTGCCGTACCGCTTCCACTAGCACAAACGGCGGCATAAGAAACTACCGACCACCCCGCACCGGCAGACCAGCCCGTAAAATCGCCCGTTCCAAAGTCTCCGTTAGTAAGAAGCGTTGCGCTTAAGGTGGCGAATGACGCAGTGCTTTTAACGTCAAGAGGCGTTGTTGTTCCCGGGGTCATGTTTATACCAAGCATTCCGTTGCTTGAAACCGAAGTAAGGGCTGTCCCAGACGAATTCTGCCATTCTTGAAGGTTGGCAGTTTGAGTAGCGTTTGCCTTAACAGATAACTGAACTACATTGGCAACGGGAGTTATGGCAATGCCAGTTGCCGCTCCTATCCTTATTCTCTCAGTAACATCACCCGAGCCATTAAGTCTTGTGAAACCAACTAAGTCAAAATCCCAGTTCCCCCCTGTTCCATTCGATTTAGCTGTTTTCCACTTGCTTCCGATGGTTGAGCTTGTTCCTGTATAGTTTCCGTAAAGCTCAAGCGTTCCCCCAACACCCAAGGCAGCAGAACTTGGATTTCTAACTCTTGTGGTATCTCCAAAATCAACAGTTCCAGCGTTAGAGCGAATTGCAAAGTTCGTCCCGCCAGAAGTTATAGACGCTATGTCCACCCCAACGGCGGTAGTTATTGTCCCTGCCGATTTGGTAATCCCGGCTATCATGAGCCCTCTGGCCGTAGCGGTTGTTCCTGCAGAATTGTGCAATACTGATACGTCTATGGCGTTTATTTGGGTGGCTGCACCACTTGTTAGGGTGCAGGAATAAGTAAGACCTAAAAGGTTCGAGATAGTGCCAGACCCAGAATAGACAGCCTGGCCAAAAACTCCCGCAATGTTGCCCGTAATATCGGCTGAACCTGTACCCTCGGCATAGGTAAACAGTCCACGATAAGAGGCGGAGGAGTTTGTTGCCGGTGAGGCAGTAATGGAGCTTCTTGTGGCGTTGGAGTTACCACTCGTAACGGTGGAAGTTCTTGCAATGTATAGTCGTTCTTCCGTTGTAGAAACGGCGCCAATACCAACCCCGACATTGGTCGTATCTACATTTAAAACGTTAGTAGTCCCGTCTGCTTTATTTATTTGAATAGCAGTAGTGGAATCGGCGTTGGGATAGAGTTTGGTAGTTCTAACCCCGGAGCTAAAATAAGGAGCGCCGAGGGATACGGTTTGAGCTGATGATTGGTCTAATTTTAAATACCTACCATCGAGCAGCCCAATATTTGTAGTTGTTGATTTCGTTCTCAGCATATATGCTAAACAGCTATATATCTAATGACCTGGCTGGCACTACCCGATATACAATAAATAAGATTAATATCCGACACGTCTAAACTAACCGACTCCCCCGCTAAAAGTTCAAAGCCTGAAGTTGTAACCCCACTTCCACCAATAAAAACGGATGCTGTGTTGGTAGAGAGGGCTTTTATAGTCACTGAATGAGTGACTTGTGAGGACGCAATTGTTTCGGCTGTACCCGTAGGAACTGTTTTGGTTCCTGCATAGACTACGGTTAGTGGTTGAGGGTCAACCTTCACGGGATTTGCACTATCACCCAACCCCACTGTCATATCAGAAGGATCAATCAAGACTACCTTCTTGGCGTTTAAACCATCACTGTGTTCGTTTATGTCGATACTTGGTTGTGTATTTGGCATTACAAAGCCCCCTGCTCCTTAAACAAACTACTGATCTGCCTATCTATTTCTATATATCTATAAATCCTCCTAGCTGTCTTCTCGCCTAAATTTGGAGAACCTAACTTATGTTGAATTTTGCTAATTTCAGCAAAGAGGTTGCCACGGTCTTTAATTCCCTTCTCCCTGGCCCAATTTAAAATCCCCGCTAAGTATTTATCTTCGCTCCAATCTGTGGCCTGGATATCAAAGTATTGCTTCAGCGGAACCAAATCCATCTCCTCGCCCGTTAGTCCTAGAGAGATGTTTTTGTCATCGCCCTGTAAGCTTGTGGTATCCTTAGCGACCTCTGGTTTTGTTAAACTGGTGGTGTTTTCAATCTTTGCCATACTTTTCCGCGTAGTGAGAGCAAATTCTTTCGAAATCACTCATCCCGCTGAGGATGTAACCGACTCCGCAATCTAGACACTGCATATCGTGGGTACCTTTAAGGATAAAGCGATGTCTACAATTAGACGCATCCTGCGTTGTTACAGGCTCACTTTTTTCGCTTTCCCCGCTTTCCACGTCGGGAAACGTGCTCGGGGAGTTCTGACATATTAAGTCCATAAACTCCTGCCCACCTCTCGGCAATCTTAGGATGTTGGGCGAACATCATTCTGGCTTGGGCTTTACTCTTAAACGGCATTCGTAACACCCCCTACGCTAAAACGACATCTTTTTCCTCTTCCAAAGCTTTTTCTTGTAAGAAGTCGGAATCCTTCCTCCAAGACAATATGGTCTGTAGGAATTCGGTATAGACTTCATCCCTAGCATAGGCCATCCTATACTCCTCTTCCCAACCCTCCTTGCTAGGCTTCGGGTAAGAGCCTAATCTTAGTTTCTCTATTTCCGGCAAGAGGTACTTGTTGTATAGCTCACCCTCCAGAAACTCTTTGGCTTTAAGACCTCTATCAACCCGTAATTTCTCTTGATCGGTTAGTTCCATTACACACCTCCTTGCGCACCTACATTACTTACATTCATCGGCATTGAGGATGTGGGGGGTTGGGGCGTTGTGGTCTGTTGTTGAGGTAACTTTTCGAAATATTTTTCGGGATCGTTCAGTTTAGCGGTGTTACCAATATCTTCCAACAAGTCCTTAAACTTCATCTGGTATCCCTCCGCAGCGAGGCTATCCCTGACCTTTAGAGCCGAGTCGAAAAACATTTGCCGGGCGGATACTTCGCTGGCGTCGTTCGGTACACTCATTGCTTGTATGTCCACCAAGAAGTTGTAATCACCTTGGATAGACTTTGGGTCAACTGAAAGAAAACCTGACTTACCATCCTTCTCCAACCGCAATTGGGGTACCGTCTCGTTTCCTTCTTTCATCGGATAAATCGGCACAGTGTGTTGGTCAAGCGCCCCCTGCGCCCTTAACATTTCGTAAGCAATCTCAAAGGGCTCCCGCCCGGTGTCCTTGGCAATCCCATTAACCGTCTCTTGATTCTCGCTTGCGAAGTCGGAAACAACCTTAGCTCCCTCACTAGAGAGAGTCCAGTTGTGCAGTCCTTCGTTGACTAAATACTCGAGGGCATCCTTACCCACAACCCGAACGAGTTTCGATCCCGTCATCATCTTTTGGTCCATTCTGAACCATGCGGAAACTTGCTTGGCGATCGCCTGGGAAAGAATAGCCTTGTTGGCATTATCCCTAGCAGTTCTAAGCATCGCTAAATCCTTAACTTCAGTGGCTGTCTTGTCAGTTACCGATTGAGCAATCTGCGAGACGTCTTGGGCGGTCTCGCCTACCCCTTCCATAATCAAAGACGTAGTCAAACCAAATGTCTCCACAAACTTTTGAGTTACCGAACTACTACGGGTTAGAGGCACAACGTCTGCGCCTGGTTTGTTCATTAACCATCGCGCCCCAGCCTTGTATTTCAAGGTGTCGAGTTGTACTTGGGTGGGGTTAACCATTATCGGGGTAAAAAGTTCGTCCTGCAACGCCTCAAGATACTGAGAAAGAAACGCCCAGTTTGTTTTAATGAGGGGCATCACGCTTTCCAGCTCCGGCTTACCAATGATGTCGTCGTCGGTCGGATAATACGTCAAAGCCACCACAGGGATAGTTCCAAGGTTATTATATGGGTTCTCTATAGACTTCAGGATAATTGCCTCCTTGCCCACCTTTCCTTGCATTGGGGTATAGGTGATCCATTTACCCTTAGTTTGGTTGTACTCCGTACAAACTTCAACTCGTCCATAGGCCTCTGAATTTTCGTTAAGTCCGACAACTCGCCTATCAACACTCTCATAATGAGTCGTCGAACTATCCTTTTCCTTAAGGTACTTGATAGCCTCTGGATCATAAATGGGACCGGTCTTGGCCATCTCGTTTATTTGCTCTAACTGAGAGATGGTTGGGTAGTACCTCAGAATTATGTAGTCGGACTCGTCTAAATTGCGAACACCCGGCTGAGTTAGGACGTTCTTGTTATCCCACGCCTCGAACCACGGTCCATCAAAAATGGTAGCCCCACTATCGCCGTAGACTCTACGCCACGACCAACGACCAAAAGACGTTCCGAACCTTCTCGCCCGACTGTCCATCATCCGCCAGCGCGAGAGCATTGTTGAGCCAGAACATAGATCTATCTCGTTCCATTGGTAAAGAATAAGCTCCGTGGCCACTCTTGCCCCTAATTCGGTTCCGTGCTTTGTCGGGATGAAACGGCCTTGAAGTCTATTACCAAGCAAACGATCGGTCTTGCGATCTATTATCGTCGCCCCCCTACCATCGGGAACCCTCGCCCCGAAAGGCCACTGGCTGGGGTTAATGTAATTTCTGTAAATTTTTTGGTAAGTGTCATACCCCCGTTCTTTGTGTGTAATTCGCTCTGTCAATTCCGCATCCGCATCGTCGTAATGCTTCATTACTTGGGTTGACTCCGAAACCGTAGTGGTCTTGTTCTTATCCTTCTTTTTTTCTTTTGCCATAAATACGAAAAAGCCGCCCTCAACACTAATTGTGTTAGGCGGCTAGGTTTTTCCTATGCCACTTATATAAGTTTCTTAATTATATCACTACGTGCTATTTCTTTTCAAGATTCCGTCGCCTGCTGCCCAGGCATTAAAACATTATCTCTTTTTGGTAGATAATCCGCTACAAGCCGTATTCTGCCGATCTCGTGATTCTTTACCTCAATAATCACCGCACCATAACCATCATCAAGCTTCCTGACAAGCTTCATCTTGTGGAAAACGTCAATTGCGTATTTTAGGTCCACGTCGTTTGCTTTTATGCACGTGTAAAGATAAAAGAAGCCGGGCGAGAGCTCTTCTAGAACCCGTTCAAACTGCCTTTCATTCCCCTTAGTTATTTGATCATATTCCGATTGTGGCGTCTGATTCACTGATTTCATAAGACTTACCAACATATTGGGCAAACGGTCCTTGCCCGCCGTGGCTGGAGATATAGCTCACCGCAAAGTACCTAAGAGCGTCCATAGCGTGGTCATTGGCCTTCTCCGGTTGCTCCGGTGCATTTAAGTCTTGGGCTTGACTGACACTCTTTTCCTTCCACCGGTAGGTTTCGAATTCTCTGATCGCAGAAACACAATTTGAAAAGACGAACAGTCGGGGCATTCCCTTGTCCAAATGTTGGCTTTGCTGACGTGCCGGCACTCCTGGCACCGTATGACCTGGTTGAACTCGCAACTTTTCTGCAACCTTCTCAATACCGAATCTGACCCACCCCTCGAAGGACTGTCCTGTTTCCTTGGTAGCGGGGGTGATGTAGACTCCCCTTTGGGCGAACTCGTTGATCCATTGAGCCCCGCTTGGATCTCCATAAGTAGCCTGTACACCCCTTCCACCTGACTTAGAGTTAATGACTCCAGCGTGATAGTCGATGGTCTCCCCTGTAGCGTAATGCTCATCGTAAACAAACCAGTTTTCGTCTCCGTCAACGCTAATCCATAGACAGCAGGTCGGGTTAGTCGAGCCGAAGTCAACCCCCCGATATGTTTGCCAAGAGTCTGGGATGTCAAAAGGCTCGACGACGTGGACCTCTCTCTTGAAGTCCTTGTAAATAAGGCCCGTATATTTTCTAAAGTCTGCCAGATATTCTTGGGCAAAGGTGTCTTCTGTAAGTTCTCTTTTAGCATTGTCTATTTCTCCTTTTAGAATGAACGGATTGTCGTAACTCGTAAATCTCCAGGACTTGTAATTATTATTCTCTTTTTGCCCTTCTGAGAATAGCTCATAGAAATGGTTATATCCCTTGGGAGTTGAAATAAAAAGGGCCGAAGCTTCATAGTCAGTAAGTGTCGGCCTAAGGACTTCGCTCCATAGCCAATCCCAATTGCGTATTGAAGCGATCTCGTCAATAACCAGACCCCGCAGTTTAACACCACGTAGAGCATCTGGGTTCTCAGCCCCCTTAAGTTCAATAACACTTCCGTTTTTAAGTGTGATAGATAATTCAACTTCATTTTTCTTAGTAATTAAACCCTGCGGCAAGTAGTGCTGTATCCCCTGCCAATGGATCATCTTAGCTTGTTTGTAACTGGGACAAACCAGCCAATAAATTCCAACCTCTCTATTAGCCCAATGAATCAGTGTTAGTTGTGCTAGAACAGACTTTCCCGACCGCCGCCCAGCACAGACTACTCTGAATCGGTGTGTATCTTCGAATACTTGTGTTTGCCATTTACTTAGTTTCACTTCCATCTTTAACGATAACTAGCCCCTCGAGTCTCTCACCACCTGTAGTTACATCAGTTGCCTGAGCTGGTAGGCCGTCAATATACCCCCAAATAGTTCTAATCGCCGCTAGATCACCCTCTAGGGCCATCTGGAGTATCCTCTGTCCTAATGCCCGTTTAATTTCAGGCTTCTCATCCATCATGGCTTGTATGGTTTCGGTGATAGAATGGCCTTTAGGTGGCCTACCATTCCTATTTATATTTTCGGGGTGAAGTTGAAACCCCGTTAGCTTCTTCTCGTTGTTATCTGGTTGTTTTATAACTTCGGTGTTATTGTCTTCCATTCGTCCTCCTTACCTATAAACTTGGCGTATCTACGCCTTATTACGTCACAATACTTCTCGTCCAGTTCCATCATATAACATATACGGTTGGTTTGTTCGCAGGCGATAAGAGTAGAACCAGAGCCACCACAAAAATCTATAATTGTATCGCTATTCTTACTACTAAGCTCAATCAACCTTCCAAATAACTCGGTAGGCTTTTGTGTTGGATGTACAGAAGATACCCCACCAGTATCCTCTTTTCCTCTCCTTGCAAAGGAGTGTACAGTAGCATAGTTTAGTACAGCCCGAGTGAAGGCATCTCCCGTCCAGTATGGCTCCTTGTTAAAAAAGTAATAACACAACTCGTAATCGGCACAGAATTTAGAGTTTCCCTTTTTGTAGGGATAAAGGTCCTTACTCCACACCAAAAGTTCCTTATACTTAACCCTTCCGATCGCTTCCCAGATAATTTCAAGCCTTGATTGATCAAACCACCAATAGTTCGCAGCGTCCTCCTTAGAGTATCTTTTTCCCATATTTACTAGTTGCCTATAAAAATTTCTATATTCTTCATCTGTGAATCCATCTTTATAGTTTCCGCTTGGGTGGTCTTCGTATTTATAATTTATTCCGTATGGGGGGTCGCACAAAACCATATCCGCTTTTTTACCGCCCATCAACTTCTCTACGTCCTCTCTTTTTGTACTATCGCCGCACATCAACCTATGTCTTCCGAGTTGATAAACATCGCCCAACTTCGATACCGACGGGGTATCGTCTACCTCCGGCACGTCGTCCTCGACTACCGGTGAGAATTGATCCAATAGTGTTTGTAAGTCAGTAGTCTTGCCTAAATCTACGCTATATTTACCTAAATCTATTTCGTCTTTATATTGGCTTATAAGCTCAGCTAATTTGTCATCCTCATAATAACCAACCCTATCATTATCACTAAGCGCGTACTCTAGTTTCTCCGCCTCGGTTTTAGGTTCAACCACAGATACCCACACATCGCTGATACCTAAATCCCTATAGGCTCTAAGTCTCATATTTCCCCCTAGGACCTCCCCATCGGGTGTAATAAGTAATGGCTTATATTGGCCTAGCTTTTTAATTTGGTCTTTAAGCCGCCCGAAGTCTTTATCCTTAATACCTCTGGGGTTTTTAGTCCAGTTTCTAAGTTCGGTTATCGGGCGTATTTGTTTAAGCGTTAAATCCTTCTCGGTCATAAATTTAAACTATTATACCTACCCATTCTTAAGTTTACCTACCCAAACCTACTCAGTTAAGTCCTCATGGGTCAGAACCGATATATTTAAGTTCGTTCAGTTTCATAAATATTTCCTAGAGCCGCCGCCAACAAAGACATCACCTTATCAATCGTTTCGGCAGTTTTTTTACCTTGGCTTTTCTGTGCGTCTTCTGGAGAAAGTGAACCCATAAATAGGGCCGCTTCGTCCGCTACCATCCCCACACCGTACTCAAAGATAATTCGTCTAATTTCATCCTCACTATCTCTCATTATTTTATTCTTGGCCCGTTCAAAATTAGTCATAATTATTTAATTAATTACCCTCCTTTTCTAAGGACTTTTTAATATCTTCAATATCACTTACTTCAACATAGGGAAATTGCCTATTCGATACACCCCAAATAGGTGGGGAGGTATATCTCTTCTTCCACAAAACTTTTTGGAAAACTTCCTCCCTTGCTCGCTTGGTTTGCTCAATTACATAATCCGCCGCCCGTTCAAGGCTACTTCTGCTATCCATATCGGGAGACACTACATCCAAATCTTCAGGCCAACGTAATGCTTCTTTCAACTCTTCAATTATTTTTTCTTTGGTGTTTTTCATAATCTACTCACTAAAAACCACACTAATACAAAATAAAACACTCCCGTAAGTAGGTAACCTAAAATAATTCCGTTTCTAAAAGGTTTGTTCATTGTTTTATGCGTTCCAAAAACCACATCAAAACTCTGTAAAATAACCAAATTAAACCTGTTGTCAGTACGCTGTAATAAAGCCAGTTAATTAGTAGTTCCATAAGTTCTTAGTGGGGACGGCAAGGACTTGACTATCACATTCACATACCTTATTGAGGCTCGACGTCAGTGCATATAGCAATTGTCACCTTGCTGGTTTTATGGTTCAAACCTCTGGCTAGTGAGATTCTCAAAAGACTCTCAACTTACGATAATATCGGCGGTATCCTCGCTCTTATTGCTATCCTTTCAGAAGTGGATAAATCCACGTTTCACTCGGAGTTTAAAGATTACGTTGCCAACGTCCCGCCTAAGCGTTTCTAACCTATTCGCCACGTCCCCATTAAAAATTCAAAGTACAGAGGCGAATCGGTTTGACCCGCCTCTTTTATTTCACTTCTTCTCTGACAGCCAGATGTTCGCCGTTTGGGTCTTACCAAAGTTCTTGTGAACCAGGAAAAACCCTTGCTTGGGAGGTTCAAAACCTATCCCAATCCTAATCCCGTATGGCGAAAAACCAATCAGAGAGCCATTAGTCACCAGGTTGGCTTTGTCTAGCCCTTGCTGATGCCAGTGACCAAAGACATCAAAGTCGGCTTTGCGGTTCCTGTCCCACTGCAGGGCCGCACGCCGGGCCGGAATATCCACACCGCCGACACCGCCCATGTACTTGAATCCATGTCCGTGGTGCAACCTGAAAGTCCAGTCATAGACTTGCAGGTAGGTGTGATACCCTTGGGCAATCATGAATTGCACCCTCGAATTGCCATGGAAGTGCGTTTCCAGAGCTTGATACAGTGCAAACTCCAGCGAGTTTCCGACCTCGGTGGAGGCGTGAACCTTGTCCGTAATTCGACTATGGTTACCAACGTGGCAAGGTATCACCAACTTGGCTTCGGTGTTATCAAGCAGGAACTTAATTCCACCCAGTAACCTTTCCTGTACCCAGATAATCGCTGCCACCGGCTGCAGCCGGGCCGTCTCCAAGTTCTCCTCTCGGAGATTGCCGGAAATGAAATCTCCCAGAAGGGCCAGAACAACCGTCGTAATTTCCGTGTCCTTGGCGTAAAGCTGAATCAGCCGCAGGGCGTTCTGGAAATAGAGTTGAATCCTCCGCTCCGCTACCGTTAGGGTAAACTCGTTTAGTCCGTTCACCCATTCCGCTTTGACCCGTTCCTCAACGTGCCAGTCGGAGGCCAGAACAAAAGCTGTAGCTTCCGACTTTCCCACCGACAAACGCGGCTTAATGACATACTCTTGGGGGGTCTCCGTCAACTTCAGGAGGGCGGCGACCTGTTCCTCAAGAGTTACAATTCTTTCCAGGGCAGTCTTGTAACGCCGTTTGGCTCCAAGACGTTCAGACTTCGCCTTGGTTCGCTCCAACTCTAGGAGCAACTCAAGATTCGGGTCTTTTTTCATTTCTGTCCTCCTTCATGTTTCGGGTTAGCCAAATGCTGATACCCGTACCAACACTAGCTCCTAGGCTATAGAAAATAGCCATCTCTCCCCGACTGACGGACTCAATGAACGCATAGAAAACCCAGAATCCTGTCAACTCTTCAACGAAGATGAGGAAGACAGAAGTCCAGAGCTTTCCTTTTGCGATCATCCTCGTTGACAAAACGGCAATGACGAACTCCACCACCGCTACAAAAAAGAATAGGACAGCTGTTTCCATACTCACCCCCTCGTTTTTTTGTGTGCCGCTCTTCTCCTTTCTCTCCTAGACCGCTTTCTTCTTAGCCGAAGCTTTTGTCGGCGAAGATAGTCTTGTGGTGTTTTCACATTTGACTCCTTGTTTCTTGAGCCATTTGTAAATCATTGGGTATTGCGAAACATATTTTTCAAATTCTTTTTTTGTGCCTAAAAATTCAGCAAAGAGTAGTTTCATAAACTCGCGGCTCTCTTTTTCAGCCTTTCGTATGTCTCTTCCCAGTCGAAATAAGTTTCCTGTTGAGCAACTTTGGCTCGAAGGTACGGCAACGTCTTTGGGTACCTTTCGTCAAACCAATCTATAAACTGCATCGGTTCTCTGTGGGCCCAGAAAATGTGACATCTAACACATAAACTGACAGCGTTTCGTTCGTCGTACCTCAAACCTAGGTGTGTTCGTGAGCAAACATGAGCACACTGCAAAACCACGCCTCTTCTGGAACAATGTTCGCAGTAGCCAATAGAACGGATAATTTTAGAAAAAAGATCGTCGCAAACTTTTCTATATTTTTTAGCCGACCACTTTCTCATAGCATCTAAGACAAACCTTTAGTGCGGTTTCCTCGTCCCTACGTACCTTCCTAGACTCGCTTTCGCGTACTACCGCCCCACACTTCTGGCAGTAGATCGTACCCTCCGGCGATAGATAAGAGGTTGAACTTCTAGTTATGTCCCTTAACGAAATACTACGGATCATAGACTTGTTGCCCCCATAAACTTTTTCAGTTCGTTAGACCCCGTTGTGTGTCTTAACTTTCTCAAAGCCTTAGCTTCTATCTGCCGTATTCGCTCCCTCGTAACTCCAAACATTTCTCCAACTTCCTTTAGACCTCTTCCTCCCGTACCATTAAACCCGAACCTTTCCTCCAAAACTCGGCGTTCCCGTGGCTTTAGTGTTTCCATGGCTTTCGCTAACCCTTTGTGCAAGAGGTTTGTTTCTATTTCGGCGTCCATTGACTCCTGACTACCCGCGGACTCTGGTAATAACTTCATTTCTGGATGGTCAAGCATTCTCTCCGTAACTAAATGTTCTGTCACAACAGTTGTCTTTTTGCCCCTCATTTCCTTGAGCCAACCAGGAAACATCTCTTGTACGGATATATCAAAGAACTCCGCTAGTTTCTCGGCAACTGCTGGCCTAGGATAGGTTCTAAATGTTTCCAAACCGCATATTGTCTCCTTACTTATTCCGAGTGCGTTGGCTAATTTATTCTGTGACAGCCCAAGGGTTTCGCGCCGCTTTCTTAACTCGTTATTGAACAGTTGATGTTTTACTCCCAAACTAAACTCTTTCATAATTTTCTCTAGTTAAGTCCTCATGGGTCGGTACGTTCGGGAGTGCTATAGTCAAAGTCAAATCCTAGTGTCACCACTATAGTTGCTTTTCGTGAATGCATCTCCCCATACCGACCAATCAAGACTCAACTATGTCTTTAATTACTTACCCTCCTTTTCTAAGGACTTTTTATACTGTTCCATAAAGATCTCGTGCGTTAGTCCTAAAGCGGTACATAGAAAATTACTAACCTTATTAGCCTCATTCTCCCTTGCTCGCTTGGTTTCTGAGACGAGGAGAGTACGGATGAAGCCTTTAACCTCATCCTCGCAGGGAGCTAAACCATCTGTAGTGTAGTAGCGAAGGTTAGGAAATTCCTTGTCAAATCGCCTTTCCCAGCCCTCCTTAATGTTTTTCATAAGTATTTAATGTAGTACTTTTGTGTGTAGGCCACCCACGGACTCCAACCTCGCCTTGTCCACATTTCATGCGCTTTGGTCAGGTTTGCGTTCCAGTCTAAATATTCTTCTGGACATATCTGTCCCGTGTGGTTCAACATAGCCACTCCGCAGTCAACGCTCCACGCCTTATCTCTATCACCACTGCGGCACCAGGTAGACTTGCCGCCATATATACAGTTGTACCCAACGGCTTGTGGCCTAAGTCCTGACTCAGCTTTAAAGACGGCTTTAGCAACAGCCGCCTCATCTCTCCACAACTGCTCAATCCTGTCCTCAATCTTTTGGGCGACTGTTCTCCTATCGATAAACTTGCCTATAGGAGATATAAACTCCCTGCAAACTTTTACCCCACCAACGCACTCGTTTTTTCCCACTTCGTAGCCCAGAAAATAGATGACCGCCGAATAAGCCATCAGGATAAGGAAAATTCCCACACCTAAACCAACGGCTATTTTCAGCGTTCCGAATCTATCTGTTTGCAGGTTTTTAGCCAGTTTTAATCTCATAATTTCCCGTTAAAGACGGCGGTGTATTCCTTACCTGGCGCTCGTACTGTATCTTCTGTTTCTACCTTCGCCGCCGTTTTTTTACCCATATTCTTCGCTCTCTCTATCTTTTCCTCTAAAGAGGTCCGTGACTTAACCCCCCTTTCCACCCAATACGTGTCCTGACATCCCGTTGAACAAAAGGCACTATCCCGACCCTGTGGAATTTCACCGCCGCATTGTCCGCACCCGCCTTTAATTTCGAGGCTAAGAATCTCAAGAAGCCCGTCCTTGCTAATTCCAAACGCCTTCATAAATCTCTTATTAGTACTTACAAGGTAAGTTACTGACTTGTCCCAGTCCGGGGTCTTTGTTTCTACATCCATAGGTTTGGCTCACCACTGAGCCGTTAATAGGAGCGAACTCTCTGGTAAGAGTTAGTATCAACGGCGTTTTCGTTTTCTCTCGTGCCGTTTAAGCTCGCTACCTGTATCTAACGGACGTGTCCGCCGTTAAACCTCTACCCATAGCGCTTGGGGTTTAAGTAAGGGCTTGGCCCGCCCCTCACCGGCTGCTATCCACACCATTTAGATTTCAGAGCTTTCTGTATGCTCCGAGGACTGTGGGCCTACAGCTAGGCTAGGTATCCTTCGGGTATTCCCGATTCGTGAGGTGGGACGTGGCCTTGCGAGTCACACCCCACAAACCGGACGCAAGGCTATATCAAAGTGCTAACGAGTTTTTCCACGTAAACATTACGTGCCTCATCAAATACCATTTCTGTTTTTTGTTTTTGTTTGTCGGTGGGAATAGGAGAGTTTAGAAAGTATCTTTTAGTACGAGAGTTGGCGGCCTTTTCCCATTCGCCCGAAATTGAGTAACCCGCCTTTTTTAGGTCGAGGATTCGGCGTGGTGAGTAGTTAGTACCGATAGCCTTAGCCAATTCGTATGAAGTTAAACCGCGACTTCCAGCTTCTTTTAGCGCCTCGTACGCTCTTTTTGTATGTGTTTCTGTGTCTGTCATAAGGACTAGGGGCTCTTTAGGCAGAGTCCTCAAACTCCTTATCCCTCTACCAGCCTGCCCAACTGATAGAGGCGTAAGGAGCTTCAAATCGCTAGGGACAGCTTCTATCCAGTTACTATCCCCAGCAATTTAATTTGGAATCTTGCGTTCGTTTAAGAGTTTGTTAGGCCTCTCGTCAGCTTTCGCATTACGAGAAGCCGCGAAAGCCTTAAAACTTAATCCAGTTACCATCCCCAAAGCAGTATTCCCCCGCCTCGTTTTTGTGGTAGAACTTGCCGCTTTTACCCCTTATCATCGGGTTATTGTGTGGTGTACAGGTCTTGGTTTCTATGTTTGCGGGTGCGACCACTGTCCTAACTGGTGTAGCCGCGGCTTTAACCACTTCGTCGGCCGAAGCTATTCCTTCCACAATTCCGTAACCAGCAAACCCCAAAGCCCTACCAACCGCGCTTGTTTCAGCCACCTCGTAAGGGTTCTGCTTCTCAATTAACTTCGCGGGGTTGGCCGCCGAGTGTCCCACAAATGTCCCTTTAGGGGTTGTTACTGTGGCCTTAACAACGACTAGCTCAGGGATGGACACAATTTCCGTGATTATCGAAACCGTCTTTAACTCGTCGTGCGCCATCCTTACCCTCTCGGAAACAGGCATATATTCTTTGCCGTGAATGTTAACTGTTTTTGCTTCAACCATAGTTAGAACGTGATTGGACAAACTTCGATCTTGTTAAAACTGCTCCAGACTTTCTTTGCGAGCTGTTCAGCCTTGCGCGCCCTAGCCTGTTCGTAAGCATCCGCGGTAATGAGTCCGCGCAGTCCAGCAGATTCAATCTCATCCCAGGTTATTTTGTCTTCCAATAAGTCCCAGGTTAAAAATCTTGTCCATTCCATCAAGTACTCACCTCCCTACTACAACTAAAACACGTGTCAAATAACGGATCGTGATAATTAGTTCCGCATTTCCTACACCTGGCCATACCGGGTACTTTTCCCTCCTCGATACAACGGGAACACCCTTTCTTAGCCGGGGCGTGTTTATACCAACCATTGCAATACTTGCAACTGACGTAGTTTGACGGGTATCTCATATGTGAACTGCGGGCTTAAACCCGCTCTGCTTCGGTACATGGGCATAAGCCACAACTTTGCCCATACTTTTCACGGGGATAGCTCTTAGGTTCCGATGCACTTTGTGATACTCCCTAAGCGACCTGCTTATCTTTTTGTTTTTTAAAAACCTCTGAAAGAAGTTCATAAATTTATTAGCCCCTCGTATTCTTCGGGCTTCCTGTTAATGCGTCGGATAATCTGTCTGATGCGTTCGTGCGATCTGCCGTATTTAGCGGCGACATCTCGAAGGGTTAGTGTAGGATTGCTTTTTGAGTAGTTGTAAACGCGGGCATGGAACTCGACTTGTGGAGGGTATGTGTATTTGACTTTCGGTTTGTTCCGGGTTATAACGTTGTTAGACATACAAAAAAGGCCTGCTCTCGCAGGTCTTTTTGCATATCTAAGTAGTTTTAACCCCTACTTAATATCAACTTTCTAATAATCGTTGCCGGGATTATTAGAAGGTTTAATTGACCTGAGAAAGCGCGGTAAATCAACAAAATAAGGTACGAATACATTATAAGCATAAAGGCTGACGAATGTCAATAGTCTTTATGGAACGCTTATTTACGTGGTGTGTTGGGTGGAGGTTATTGGGTGGGGGGTAGGCGTGTGAGTGAGTTTGAATTAGTTAAAGACAGCTTTAAGGCTTTCCTAATAAAACGGGGTCTCCGCGCGTCTACCGTTTACCGCCACTTAATCCAACTAAGATGTCTCTTTAAACACTCCGACTTCTCAAAAGAGGAAATACAAAAATATCTCGACAGCTTAATCCTTGTTGGTCGGCGTAACTCCTATATCAATGTCTACGTTGACACCATCCGTGTCTTTGGACAGCTCAAAAACATTGAGGAGTTTAAGACGTGGCCGTACTTGAGAGAACATCCCACTATCAAATCTACCCTGTCGGATGGTGAGATTGAGGCGCTTCTTAATCTTCCCCCCGTAACTATTACCCGTCCTGATCGTTGGGGCCACACTATCACTTATAGCTTAGGTGCTAGGAACTACGAAAGGTGGACGCTCTTTTTTTCCATCCTTGCTTTTACAGGTATGAGACCGGGGGAGGTGGCTCACCTAACTATCTCAGATGTAGACTTTGGGCAGGGGGTTTTTGTTATCCGGCCCGAAATCTGCAAAACAAACACTTTAAGGTATGTTCCTATCCCACCCAACCTAGCCGAAAAACTGAAAGCCTACGTTTCGGCCCTAAAGACTAACAACTTGTTTCAGTCCTCCACCAAGGAAGCAGTATTCGATAACGTAGACTGGCACTATAACTTCCAGCAAAGAATAAAGAGGTTAGGTATCAAACGCCCCCACCTTACTTGTTACTCCCTACGCCATTCATTTATCACCCGTTGTCTTGAGGAAGACATCAACATTCACAAGATCGCCAAGATCGCTGGACACGACATCTCCATGACCGCTAAGTACGAACACCTGGTTACTAAAGACCTGAAGGAGGCCATTAAAAAACTGCCGCTTATTAGAAGATCAACCTGTCCTCTGGAAATCTTACAAGCACTCATCAGTACCATTAAATCCTTTGCGCTGCAAGCCGATAAACGCTTTGAGTACCGGTTTTTGGAGGAGGATGGTCATATCAATCTGGACATTAAAACCAAGTTGACAAATGTGGCCTCTAGATAGAAGATTAGTTAACAACTTATCCGTCATAAAACGCAGAATGTAGATATAAACCGATTTTTAGATTGGTCGTGACGGACGGCCATCTACAGCCTTGCTGTACGGCCAATCTACAAGTCGGTTTTCTGTTCTTTAATAATCTACTGCCCGAATAAGACACAACAGCCGAGTTTAAGAGTTAATATTTTGCAGACATAAGAAAACCCCGCTAAGTGCGGGGTATTTTTGTGCTCTTGAGGGGGCTAATGAACTGGGCGCCGTTAGCTCAATAGGACTGAGCATTCCCCTGCTAAGGGAAGGATTAGGAGTTCGAATCTCCTACGGCGCGCCACCTTCACTAGCCTCCTTGAGAGCACAACTAGAAAAAGTATACAAACCTTTACAACAGTGTGCAACATTGTCAAATTTGACATTTATAGAAATTCCTCTATATAATGTAAGGGTACACGGGGAGATTGTCGCATTCGCAGTGCAGTAGTATAGCTCCCCGTCTTTTTATTTCCCCGCTACAAATTTCCTGACAAAATTAACAAGTAACGCAAATGCCGGAACGACTAAGGGAGTGTAAACTCCAAAGTCAACTTTTGCCACAGCTTCGGTTAAGTATGTAAGCCCTGCACCAAGCATTGTAATTACGAGTCCTCTGAAAAGACTTGATAAGTCCTCTTTGTTAAGCGTGAACCTCTTGCTTTCGGCCATATAGATCACCCCCTAATAGAGTTTATAACCTTTGCTATTCCCAGTTTAATTAGTTTCCAGCCGTTATATTGGCTTAAACCGTCTTCATTGAGGTTCTGGATGGTCTCGTGAAGCTCAATTATTGTCCTCCTATCGTTGTTTGCCTGAGCCTGTAAGTTATCTACCTCCGCTTTGGTACTCGCTAGAGTGGCCTCTACGTTCGCTAGAATGAGCGTACACGAATTTTTATCCTGGAGGGCGGTAGATACTACCTTCTCGGCATCCTTGCGTGTCGTTTCAATGGCGTTTTGTAGTTCGGTGTTAGAAGCCGTCAACTCACCTACCGACTTATTAAGATCGGCGATAATGTCATATCTAAGCCCTAAGTCCTTAATTAGCTCCCCGACTGTTTTGGTGTGGTCTATTGGTTTATTCTGAACGCCTAACTGTACCCACTCGTTTGGTTGTAGTTTGTAGTTCAATGGGTTCATAGAACCACCGCCTTTCGGACGCAAAAAACCCAATACGTTAGTCCCCGTATGGTATTGAATATGAGGCAGAGAACCAACGGGATAGTTCTGATCAAAGGAGTTAAACGAGTCTTTAGTGCCATTAACGAAAATGGCGATATGGCCGTAGGTTCCTCCACCCCAAACAACAACATCTCCCTCCTCAGGTTCTTGTGACTGTATAAATGTATCTTGGTTGTAGTTCTTCCAAACCTCCTTTGCCCCCGCGGCGGGTGGTGATTGGATGCCATTCAGTACCTCCTTAACATACATCCTATATAAGTCCACGCATTGGTTGCCAAAACTACCATCGAAGTCGCACGGCTTGTTAGTCCACCTTTTTACAAAGTCCTGCAAGGACATAAGTGTTTATACTCTAATTTTCAAAACGGCGGTGGCGTAGGCAATAAGCCCGACCACAAAAGAGGTTAGTATAATTCCGGCAAACGTGTAGACAATAGTCTTAACGGGGTTAAACTCGCCACGGGTAACATAACCCTCCATGACAGCCTTTAGAGTTTCCTTAATTTCCGAGATATCCTTTTTGATCCACGAAACATCGTTGGCTATTTCGGCTATTTTAGCGGCGTTTGAGTTTTCCATAACTTGCACCTTTTCGGTACGGCTCTTTTTGGGCATTGTCTTTTTAAGAGTTTCACGTTTTGCTCGTAAACACTACGGATAACCCTTTTTAGCTCGTTGTTCTCTTTAACAACGCTTTCAATTGTCTCGTTAATTTTATTAATGCGAGTTTCAATGTCTCCAAACTTTTTGATAATTTCTTCATAGTTCATTGTCAATTAGATCTCGTAAGTTATGTTGGCCGAAAAACTCTGAAATTGCTGATCGTTCGCAATTGTTGCACCGGTGGCCGTTAGGAAGTAGAGGTTAGCGATACCCGAAATATGCTTAATAGTTAGCAGCCATTCCGAAGTTCCAGCTGTGGCATTGCCGACGCCAATTATAGTTTGTTCGGTTGTGTTAGTTGGGGCTGGGAAGCCATTAACGGTGGTATAGAAGTAGTAGTCCGTCGTCACCTTATAGCCGCCCCCACGCAAGTGAATTCTTACTGTCCGTCCGTCAATGTTAATTCTCGTTTCGGAGATGGTTGGTTGCCCTCCAGACCCATTGTCAATTCCCCCCGCCCCGGAAACATTAAAAGTCGGGGCCGCCAGAGCAAACCACCCGGGCCAACCCTGCGGGTTAGTTACATAGGAGTGGTTGTTAGCCGAAATAGCGGCATTGGCAATTGTATAACTTGTATTGACTAAAATTGTCACCGTTGTGTTGGGCGCCCCGTAGGAACTGGAAAGTACCACGGCGTACTTAACCGTTGTTTGGGTAAACTTTAATTTTGTACCGACTGTATACTTGGCTGTTTGGTCGCCTGAAACCGTGAAAGTAGATGCGGAGGCGTAGGTCCAGGTCTCAGCAGTATCGTCTATCCATCCCGTTGTAGGTATACCCGTAGCAACTTGCCACGACGGAGCTACCCCCGCCCCGTTAGCAGTTAAAACGTATCCAGAAGTGGAGGCGGCTAGTCTTGTTAGAACATTGGAGGCGGCGGTGTAGTAGATATCACCCACAGCATCCGAACCTAGAACTATCTTCGTCCCCGTGCCTAGTGTTTTATTCGTTAGACTTTGGGCCGTAGCTAAGTCCACAACTTTCGTGGTATCGTGTACTCCCGCCGCGGAGTGCTCCGCTACGAACCCATCCCTGGATTTGCCGTAGTAGTATTGACCGGTTACCCAAACTTCAAAATATATCGTTCCCGTGTGTGCTTGCGCCCCATTATATGATCCAGTCAAGCCCCGATCTCCTGTATCGGACAAATTAACAATACCGCCCGCAACACTCGTCCAGTGAACAAATTCCACGGTGGTGGCATCAACGGCCCCATTCGCATCCTTCTGGAATAAAACCCCCACCCCTTCTTGGGGTAAACCAGAAACAGAGTTGGGCGTAAATGATAGAGCCACCGCAGAGAGGGAGGTCTCGGTTATCGTTTGCGAGTAGTTATCTGGCGGCGCAGCCAGCCACGAATTTATTGTACTCATAAAAAAACCGCCCTAGACAACATGTCTTCAGCGGTTAAACGGGGCTTGTCCCCTAAATAACTATTTAACTAAAATCAGTATACCACTTTACGGGTATTCTTCAAGTCCTTAGAAAACAAGTCTCGCAAAGTTATCTTTTTCTTTTTAGTCGCTCTTTTAGAGCCCAGCGCAGTCTTACCAAACTTAAGTTTTAATGTTGTTTTAGGCAGGGCAACCTTCCCCAAAGTTAGCTTCTTAAACTTTTTCTTTTTGTACTTATTTTTCAACTTAGTTAACTCTTCAAGAGCTTTATTGGCCTCTTCGGCAGTCATTTTATCCGCCTGGTAAAGCGCGTAGATATCGTTAGCCTTTTTGGTTATCTCACCATTAAATTCAGAAATAGATTTTTTGTCCAATTCGGTGTTGCCCGTTAGTTTTGGTGGGGTGGGTTGAAAGTCCAAATCTATCGTCTTTATGTTTTCTCCGTCCTGAATATAGACTTTATTGTCTTTTTCCAATGACTTCTGTCCCGAAGCCTTTAGTTCTTCTTTGGACTTGTTGTCGGCGGCGCCCCTCGCCCTTCCAGCCGTAACTTCGTTGTAGACAGCTTGCTTGTCTGGAGACGCCAATAGAACTTTTGACTGCAATTCACCAAGTGGTGCAGTGCCCTCCCTGAAATAGGTACGTGCTTCTGGTGTGCTATACTGTCCGGCTATGACCGTCCTTATTCTATTCTCGGCCGTTTGGGGAATAACATAACGAACCCTACCACTCTCACTAGTTGACGCCCCCTTATCAAAGGCACTAATACCCTCTAGCGTTTTCTTTAGCTGTCCACCACCTGTAGGCGGTAACAAATGAAATAGTGGTTTAGAAAACTCCCTCTTCATAGTGGACTCTCCCTTAATTAAAGCCGGCAGGTCGGGAACAGCGGCCCCTAGAGGAATACGCCCACCTGTTAAAGTAGATGTGAATGGTAATTGCTCACCCACGTTCCTGACTAAATTCTTAGTCGCTTGCCCTTCCTTTAGGTCTGGGTTTGTGTAGTCCTCATAGCCTCTTTGGGCAACGGCTATCGGGTCAAAGGCTGGCCGCCTACCAAAAGCCCTTTCGTAAAGGTTGTTAAATAAATAGGAGTAAAGAAACACCTGTCCGAGCGCAGAAGCTGCCGCAGGAATGTTGTAGTTTCTCGGAATATCCTTAAACATGAAGGAAAGTTGGTTGTTGACTTCCAATTGGAATTGCGTAATAAAGCCTAACATCTGCGAATTAAATAGGGTCGGCATTGAACCTAGCGACCTCCCGCTAATAATTCGCTCCGCCCAGTCGTCAGCCCTCTTCATTGCCTGGACCGGAGAAAGTCCCTGTTTGATACCCTCATAGTATTTACCACGAACGATCGTACCAGAAGTAAAATTATCCACAGCTTTCATAAGCCACGCCCCACCTCTACCAATCTTATTCCAAAGGTTTATAGAAAGAGGGTCGGAACCGACCCGCCTGGTCAGGAAGTCAGAGCGGTTTCTAAACCCATCATCTTTCAGTAGTGCGGTTATTGTTGACATCATTCCCCTAGCGAACGATGGTTTGTCGGTTGTGGCGAGGGCTTGAGTTAGTGGGATAAAGTTCGTTAGGTTGGAGGCCACGTTCGCCCCGATCATATTAGCCCCAACCTGTTTTCTTAGGGTATTGGAAAAGGCATACGCACCTCTACCAATAATGTTTTCCACAGCTCGATCAGCCATACTCTTTTTACCGGCTAGGTTGTTTATGTACTCGGATAAGTCCGCTGCGAAGTTTGTTAGGTGCTTCGTTCCCGCAAAGGTTTCTCTGATCCCCTTTTCAAAGAGTCTAAGGTTTTGTATGTTGTCCGTGTGGAAGAGCTGCTTACTCGCCCCCTCTAAATACCCGTCTATACCTTGAATAGCATCATAGTCGGTAATGTTTGTTTTTCTTTGTAAGGCGTTAGCAAAAAAGTTCTTACCTGGTTTGAAGTCCATTGATATTCCATTAACGTCAGTTGGTAGAGAGCTGTCTCTCAATGGAATACCTACCTGTTCTAAAAGCCCCTGTGTTTCGGTAAAGTGTCTAAAATAGTCCTTTCTTTCGGGTATTGGGTCATAACCGTTCCTTGTGAGTACGGCATTAATATCCGTTAGATACTTCTTGTACTTTTCTCGTAACACCTGTTCGGCTTTGACTATCTTCTCGCCATCCGGTCTCTTTAGTATCTCTTCTTTGCTAATTAGCCCCTCGCCAAGTTGCTGGACAAGTTTAGACTGCTCGCTCCTGGCAGCAATTCCTAACTCTTTTATTTCGCCCCGCTCCTTAGTTAAAAACCTTTGTCTTTGGGCCTCGGAAGCTTTTACAGGGTCAATGTAACGGGCTTTCATTTCTGGGGCATCCTTGCCCATAATGTCCTCAAAGTTCCTCTCCATTGTTTCCCTACCGTATAATAGTCTGGGTTTATCTTTCCATGTAGTCGCCCTGTCCATAATGTTCTTTTCCAGCATTTTCCCTCCCTTAGACGTGATGATGTTCCCACCTTGAGTAGTCACAAATTCGCGCTTAAGTCGAGCATCTGTTGCTTCCCCCATACCTTTGCTTATCTTTTGGGAAAGTGCCTCACCACGGGTCTTAAATATAGCCCCCGCCCGCTTAAAGACCATTTCTTGCCATTCTTTTAGGTCTCTCTCGGACTGGGAGGCATTAAACTTCTCCTGCTTAGTCTGTGCCTTGGCTAGGGTTTCTGGGGTGGCCTCTGCTAAGTACGCAGCGTCTACTTGTGGTATACTGCCTCCCGATGTTTGGCGACCCCGACTTTCTGGAACCAATTGAGTTTTCAAACGGCTGGGATCTATTGAAAAAGCTTCTTGGCGCGTTGGCTCTGTGGTATCTGGGCGTTGGACTACTTTACCTGTTGGGACTTTTCCTATCTGTGCCTGTTGATTAGCCCGATTCCAGATGTCAGTGAGTTGGGATTTAGTAACAGATTCTTTATAATTCGGAAGCGTTGCGAATGTATCGTGAGGAACGAATTGGTTTGACACATCAGGGTACTTCACGGAATCATACCCAGCTTTTTGAAGAGCCGCCTGTATATTCCTATCTTCCATGAGATCAAAAAAGTTATCTCCGATATTTAGTCCCCTATGTGAAAGAAGTTTGTCTATTTTTGTGGTGCCGAACCCATATTCATTCTTGAGGAGAATCTGTTTTAGTTCCTCGGTTGGATTCGTAAAATCCGCGGTCTTCTTAGGAAATACCGTCTTTTCAATATACTCCGTCCCGTAATCCATTGCCCTTTCTGGAGAATAAGTAAAATACTGTAATGACCATTTCTTTTTTGCACCGCTAGATTCGTTTATACCGCGGTAAACCTTCTGACCCCACGTCCTCACAAAATCCTCCGCACTTTTATACTTCCTAGCCTCTCTTAAGTCCGGGGTTAGTTTAGAGCCAAGTCCCCGATCATCTTGACCCAGTGCTTGGGCTTTTGTAGCCCGATTCCAGATATCGGTGAGCTGCGGTCTAGTTTTGACTAAAGAGTTATCTGTTATCGCTCTTGAATACTCATTCGTAGACGGCTCATAAAATCGGAAGTCGTTATATCCGAGCTTGCTACCTTGTTTAATTACTTCCGATTGTAGAGCATCGTCCACCCTATTTATAATATTTCTCGTCTCTATTGGCGCTCTATAGTCAAATATATACTTACCCTTGCCATAAATTTTATCTATAACTCTCTGAATTATAGATTCTTGCTCAGCATTCGGATTTTGTGTGTCAAATGTTTTTACTTTGCTTTCGTCAACTGCAACTTCCATCAACCTTCCTTTATCACTAGCAACGGATTTCGCTTTTAACTGATCCGGTCGGCTTAAATAAATAGCCTGTCCCTTACTAGGACTTACTTCTTTAAACTCCCGAAAGTCGGCGTTCGTCCCGTGTATCATATTTACTCTTGCCCTCACAAACTCCTCTGCACTCTTATACTTCTTAGCTTCCCTCAAAAGGTCGTCCATACCCCCCTTCGCCTTGCTAATTACCTTTCCACCCACCTTACCAACAACCCCGCCCACTAGAGGAAACGCTAGACCTAAACCCGCTTGAAGTCCTAGCTCTTCTGGTGTCTCTTTGGCAATGGTTGCCGGGCTTTTCTCCGGCAACTTAGCCAAATTAGAGTAGAGCGTCCCCGCAACGCCAAACTTACCAGCCTCCTCAAGCGCTTTCGGGGTTATCTTGGTTAGTCCTGGAAAGACTTTAGAAACGGCTGGGGCGAGTTTGGCAGCCTGTGTTCCGGCACTAACCGCTGCCGGTATTCTTGAAAGCAAGCTAAACGGGGCTAGGGACCCAGCAATTTGTCCGACGGTGCGGGAAACATTTCCAACAGCACCTATCGGCTGGGGAATGTTTTGATAAGTTTGCTTAGGTAAAAATGGTAGAGCCCCTTGAGTGAAACCAGGAAGAGCTTGTAAAAGGGGGTTTGCTCCGACAAGACGACTACCTAGCTGGTTACTTGGTGCCTGCGGGTTGAGAATAGACCTATTAATTACGGGTTGGATCACGTTTTGCTGGACGGAACCTAATCCTCTAGCTACAGGGGTACTCCAAAAGTTTCTCCCGGCGTTGCTTTGGGGGTTAAAGTAATTAGTAACCTCTCTAAAACTTGGTAGTCGCGGGGTCTGGGTGTTTATCTGCTTTGGCGCAAAAGAAGGAACCGCCTGTGGTTGCTGGTTAGCTCCGCCGAGAATATCCCGAACTTTGTCTAAAATGCTTTTGGCCATATCTCATACTTTTATATTCCCTGTGTTCCAGTAACGTAAGGTGTGTCCAGACCGAGAAGTGTGGCCGCGTCGTTATCTTTATTAGTTCTACCCAAGGTTTTCGAGACGACCGAGGGCATATTCCCTAAATTCATTCCTAAGGAACCGAGACCACTTTGTAGGTTTGACAAAACATCACCCACATTAAGACCGGAAACGTCTCCTGTTTGATAAGCCTTGGCCTGGTCGAGTTGCGCCTGCATAGTTGCCAGCCATTTAACTAAGGAATCCTGCCGCGTTTTAGTCATTTGGTCGATTTGAAGTTTGTTAGAGGTATACTGTTTCCAAACGTCTAGCGAAGCAGACCTCTTAGCGGACTCAGCCTCACCCTTGGCGCTATTAATTGCGTCTAAAGAGGCCATAAGCTGTCGGTTAAGGTTGGCTAGGTTGTTTTCGTAATTCTGCTTAGCTTCCAGAAGTTTTCCGGAATAGAAAGTACCAACCTGTTGTCTTTTGTTCTCAATATCTCTTAGAGCTGTGTCTCTTTGTTGCTGTATTTCGGAAAGGGAGGCGAAGGCCTGTTTACCGAAGGACTCACTAAGCGCTTCGGGGACGCTAGAACTAAAATTACCCGTGGCGCTCATATATGCCTGTTGTCTACGGTTTAGCTCGCCTAGAAGGTTTCGGGCTTTAGCAAGGGCTGTATTTGCCTCTTGTTTTCGAGCCGTTTCGGTATTGGCCAACTCGCCCATTCTGGCCGCCTGTTCCGCACGTATTTGGGCTTCTTGTTCCCCCGCGTGCTTCGACAAAAGAGCCCCCGTGTCGGCGTAACCTTGACGGGTCGTTGGTTCCAAGCCCCCCAAGCGAGACATTTCTTGAGAAAATTCGTCGTTTATCGCTGACATTTCCCTTTCCTTCAGAACGTCTACTGGACTGATCTCGGGTTGTGATGTGAGCTGTCCTAAGATCGAACCGCCCGTAGTTGTGTTTGTTTTGGTATTAAGTCCTGTTGGAGCTGGCGTCTTAACTACAGGTGTCTTAACTATCGGAACATTCGGTGTTCCGCCGTACAAATTTTGGGCGTATACTCCGACGGGGCTCTGTGACTTAGCCCCAATAGGTTGGGAAATGCCTAAACCTGGAAGCCCCGCTTGGTAGCCAAGCTGGCTTAGTGTCATTTTCGCTGTGTCTAATAAACTTGCCATATTTTTATTGTTATGCTATAAGCTGGTTATGCTTAAACACTCTAGACTCTATATTTTAGCCCTGTTTTTGTTTACCAGCGTCTTTGCCGGCTCTTCTTTGTTGTACCTACATACCTCCGAGCCAAAGCCTGTAACTGCGACTAATTACCTGTCAGAGACTAATTTTAAGACTCCAGAACCTAAAGTCATAGAATTAAACGCTGATAAACTTTGGACTATTATCAATGACTGGCGAGCATCTGAGGGTCTAAAACCATTCACTAAAGATCCAAGACTTTGTGACATCGCTACGGATCGCCTAAAGGATGGTCTTGACTATCACAGGGGTTTTCTTACCCGTTACCGCGATTACCCCTATGTATTGTCCGAAAACGAGGGCCTAGATACCTCCGAAGAGAGTATGCTCGATGGCCCAGAAGGGTGGTTAAAGTCCCCACCTCACGCTAAAGCTCTCAGAAGCGACTGGGTCTACTCCTGCGTCGCCACTAAAGGAAACTTTGCCGTCCAGATATTCTCTAATTTCCAACCGTAGTTTTCAAAGAACTAAAAAACCCAGCCCTTTTTGTGTGCTGGGTCGTGGGAGTTCTTCCCTCAAAGACCTAATTTCTAACATTATATCACTCCTAAAACGAACGTCAACTCGAAACTCGCCAAGAACTGCCAATCGTCAACGGAGAAAGTGTTGTCAAAAGGCCTTTTATGGCTACGATCTCAGCCAATGCCCCCGTACCAGAAATTTGTACCTGATAGGAGCGAATTCTTGACTTGTTAAGTTGAATATACTTTATGATCTCGGATAAATTACTCGTTCCCGAGGAAGGCTGGTAGCCAAACCTCTCGGTACCGAAAGCAAACGAGCCAAAACCAGCCAAAGTGGACTGTCCAGTAACCGTGAAACTCGCCGCTGTGCTAGTTACACCAGCTGTGTCCTCTACAATCAAGGAAACAGCCACTGTCCCCGTTACATTTCTCAAATGGGTAAATATCGCCGATAAGTTTTTAAGCCTAAACGGTTCGCCAAGAAATTCCTTTTTCGACAGAAACATCCAAGTAAAATTAGTTCCCTTATCGTTTGCGTAACCGTCGGATACTTCCGTTACAAAACCATCATCGCCATCACCATAAACAAAGTGCTCTGCGTCTGTAGAGTCGTAATAAACTGTTCCCACCGCCGGACTATTCGGGAAACTAAATGGGCCGAGCCAAGCCAACCTTTCCCGATCATAACCCAAACATTTCATTGAGGATGCTCCTACTGGATAGAACAACCAGTAAATGGACTTCCAGTAGACGGCCCACATTTCGCTGATTCGTGCCATATTAATTTTGGAAAGTTCCGGTCGCACCCTCGGCGAAATTTCACTTGTCCTTAAGACTTGAGAAAAGTTGGGTTCGTAACCAAGAGAATTAAGCGAAACCCCACCACCGGCCCGACGGCCAACAAAGAAGACATCGTTCTCCACGGACTGGATTGTGCGGTAAGCCACCGAGCCAACAGCCCCCGATATTTTCTGCACCGTGGGCTCAACGATTCCGAGACTGGAGTTGTAACTGATTGTTATTTGATAGACGCTCCTTGTTTTCCAAACAATTATTTTGTTCTCGTACTCCAGAGCGCCCTCAACCTCTTCCCCATCATCCTTATTTATGTCAATATAGAAGCCCCCCTTGCTCCAGTGAAATTTATCAACATTCGGCCCACCCCCAGAGCACATAACCCTAGAGGGGTTGTTTTCAAGATTAGCCACTACCAACTTTTCCTTGAAAGTAATAATAACCTTACCTTTCGGGCCTGCCGTGAAGTCTGACTCAGGTGGGAAGGTGAATGTGGAGGAAATACTGCTCCCATCGTCCACCCAACTTGTAGATGTCGGCGGAATTCTCGTTAGATATGTCTCGTTGCCAGCATCCCGCCCGTAAATCACGTAACCACGAGCGTTCGTCACCGACGGCCAGCTGAGCGTTACGTACTGGGTAGTTGTTAGATCCTCGGGAAGGTTGGACAGAGAAACAGCCACAGACGCAAGTGTCTCCGCAAGATCTGACTCAGCTCCGACCCGCCAACTCCACGTGAATGATCCTGTCGCTCCCGAGGACTTTGTAGCCGCAAGACTTGTAGGCGTTGAAATACCGGTATAGGTATAAAGGGACGTGCCGTCGTACTTTCTCAAAGCCACCGTCGGCGAGGCAATGTAGATCGAGTTATAAATTTGCGCCATTGAGACTTCCGTGCCGGAGGGAAAAGATGCCCCAGGAATTATTGAGTGGGAAGCATTAAGTTTTTTGGTGAGATAACCGGAATCGGTAATAGTCAGAAGTTCAGAAGATCCTGCCTTAGAATAGTACGGCCGCATACCCCGAACCTTTCCCGAACCGGCTTGGTAATAATTGGCTGTGCCCGGACGGGGTGTTAGAATACCAGCTCCTTTTAAAACAAGTTCTTCTGTCTTTCTAACCTCTTCTTTATTAAGTTCAATATCCTGAAGTAGTAGATTTAGCCCCCGCCTAAATGAGTCCCAAAGAACCTCTGTCGGCCGGCCCAATTTTACATTTCTTCTGTCTATTTGCGTTATTGCCATACATAACTAATCCACACCCAACTCAAACTTCTGTACATCCCGCAGGTCATTCTTAATAGACGAATCCCGTTGGACAAAGTCGTGAACCTCCTTCCCGATCATCTGGGCAAGAAGAAGATCAGACTCCCTTTTGTACTCCTCATAGCGTGGGTTTTCTCGAGTTAAGAGGATGTAGTACGCGGATCTCTTAGTCAAAAATTGGTCGGAAGGTACAAACGAGGTCTGTGTTAAAGTCGCCAGAGTAGAGGGGTGGGCCAGATAGGGGATATCTACCCTCGAAACAGAAGCAGCAGCTGGGTTGATCGTGCAATATTTTTCGGCGTAGTTGTAAACAACATAATCATCATCACTTAGGAATTTGCCCGTTTCCTCCGCCCCGATCTGGGGGTACTCCTTATCTTCTACTTTAAGAAAGCCCATCGGCTTAACAAAGTTTGTTGGTAGTGATACCGAAGTCCCAGAAACTCCCAACGTCGTACGGTGAACATACCGCAATCCCTCCCAGTCATAATCAACAGCAGCAACATCGTCTTGTGACTGGTTTAAGGCATTCAAGAATTGGTTATATTCGTCCGTCCCAGCAGTAGGGGCCGTAGTTACACCATTAACGTGGTGAGCTATATCTTGCATCAGACCTGAAACTGTTTTCATTGCCATAAAAAAAGCCCGCCGTAATTAAAAATACTAGCGGGTTGTAAGACTTTTTCTTTACAAACCTATCTTTGTTATTATATCACCTTGCTATTATTTGCTCAAATACATCTTCGTGGGTCGGATACTTGTAAGCCAACATTTTATCCCTCTCAGCCTCCACTAACCCCCTATTTTTCATTGTTGCCACGGCGTCTTTAACGAAATCTTGTAAATTCGTCTTAACACCAAACCTAATCGTTTCGTCCAAGGCCATTGTTGGAATCACAATAGGCATACAGCCCGCGGCCTGAGCTTCCTGCCCAGCTATGGAGTATAACTCACCTCCCCCGCAAGGATATAACCAGAAGTCGGCCATCCGGTAAAGGTCACACATTTCCGCGTCACTTTTACCGTCGTAAGCTGTTATCAGTTGCGCGTCGGGGACTTGTCTTTTTATTTCTGGCCAGAATTCTCTTAAGTGTTGCAATCCTCGGTCAGGACTTGATGTGTAGACACAAAGGTCTTTCTTTTTCTCTCCGCCCTTATATTTTTCGGGATATACTCCGTGGAATAAAACCTCAACTTTAGGAATATCGTAAAGTAGGTTGTCCTTATGCCAATTGGAAAGAGCAAAAATTCTATCCATCTTTTTTACCCTTCGTGGATATAGGTTCTCCCTTTCGTCAACGTTATTTGTGTAAAATAACACCTTTTTAGCGTCCTCGATGTTTGGGGAGTCTACTAGACTTGGTTCCTTAATAATTAGTAAGAGGTCACACTTATAATTAAACTCTTTGTGGTCAACAAACTTTGCCCCCTTGTAATCCCCGTGCAGCTCTCCGTTGTGGAAAACGGTCACGTCGTGCCCTTTAGAAGCAGCTATAACAGCAAACTCCCTAATAAAACATTCCGTGCCCCTCAGCCACCCCCAGGGACTCCACCCATCACCTACCCAGTTTGTAAAAACTTTAATTTTCATTAGTCAACCCTCCCCCACTTTTTACGATAAACCTCCATATCCTCGTAGTACCTGTCCCCTCTGGGGTCGACTATTTTGTATGTCCCGTTACCAACGTGGGGGAGAATGAGACTGGTGTTTTTAACTCTCCTTAAGCCAGATTCCTTAACCCGTGTGTAAAAATCTAAATCAGAAAAATAGTGTGGCATGGACTCGTCCAATAAACCCACGGAATCAAAAACGTCTCTACGCGTAGCCCAAATGCTACCAAATTTAGCCTCGTCAATAATGCCGCCATTTATCGGTGTTTCCTCGTCGTTGGTTGGAAGGGAGGCCACCCCTATCTTAGTGTCTATAAGCATAGGTATGAGGGCATCTTGCCACCCCTCGATTAACTCAATATCGTCGTTGGCAACTACAAGAACTTCCCCAGCCGCTCTTTTTATCCCGTCGTTTACCGCCTTCGTGTAACCTGTGTTTGTCTCGTGGGTAATCGTCGCCTCGTAGGGAACTGACGACGCATCGTTCACAGTTATAACTTCGTACTCTCCCGTAGTAGTAGCCTCGAGACTTCTAAGACACCTATCCACCACATCTAGGAGCTTCATATTGGCAATGTAGACCGGAATGATGATACTTATCATATTTTTCTGAAACAACGAAAGTTGTCTTGGAACCCGTGTCTAACCGTGTCCAATACTTCCGGGTACTCCCCCAGAATCAAGGTTACATCGTCAAGAATAATTAGTCCGCCCTTCTCCATATGCTTTTTAGCCCAAGTTATCTCCTTATCCACCTGTTCTCCCGTGTGTTCTCCATCAATATAAATACAGGCGATTTTCGGTTCCATAACGCTACCCTTGTACCAAAATTTCATTGAATCGAAAATGGTCATAAAGTCATTACTCGTCACTCGGTAGTGGGCGTGGTTTAGGTTATAAGCAGAAGAAAAGCCAGAAAGGTTGTAGGTCATATCCCGATAAATATCCTCGCTGTAAACGAACTCAGGGCGCAATTCCTTTCCAACTAAAAATGGTTTGGCTCCGTATGGGTCAACTGTCAAAAGCCACCTCTCTGGCTTAGTTTGTCGAATAACATCAAGCAAGGTCAACGCCGACCCGCCTCTATAGCTACCAAACTCCACAAAAAAGTGTTCCTCTGGTGCCTCCTCGGCGACTTGCCGCACCTGATCCTTAAAGGTGTCCATTCCCCCATTGTGGTCACAAAACAGGGACATATCGATTGTTTTAAATTGTTCGCTATCCATTGTGGTGGACATAGGTAAAGTCTCCTAAAACCTTACGATACTTACCAAATTTGTGAAGGTAACGAGCGACCAGATGTTCAAAGTCGTCCCCACCCTTAGGGGGATACTGTGGTAAAACGGGTTCTTTTAGATTATAAATTTTTCTTCTAAACTTCTTAACAGGTATTAAATAACATTGGTCGGAAAAGAACTGATCTAAATCAACCATTCTTGCTCCCTGACAATGGGGGCTAGCTGTTACAATTTTTCCATCAAGAGACTCGATCGCGGGGTTTATCCAGTTACCGTCCGCATCAAGTTCGCAGTCGCCCGCAAAATGGACGATGTAGTCAAAATCCTTAGCAAGGTAAAGTTCGATAAGTTCACAGATCGAGTAATAATAACCACCCTTAAAGTCGGCTATTGTTAAACCGAAGAAGTCTAAGGCCTGCTGGTAATACTCGGAGGACTTGATAGCTCTTTCATCCAAGCCCCCCTTAAAAAGGCTGGCCACCTTGTCTTCATCTTGAACGTTGTTTATTAAAATCCATTTTTCAGCAAACGGGTAGTCAC